GCGCCCTCAGCCTTGCGGCCCACGTTGTCGAACGTGCGACCCATCGAACGGTCTTCGCCGATGAGGACGGCCTTCAGCGTCGTCGAACTGCTCACGAGGTCGCCCCCTCTCGGCTCTTGGCCCACTCATCAGCGGACGCGGCGAACATCTCCCACTGGATGAGCGGGAGGTCCCAGACGTTGAACGGGGTGAGGCCGGGCCACAGGTGACACACGACCGTCAGGCGGCGCTCGACGGCCTCGCGGATGCCTTCTTCTTGGCCTTGTGGTCTGCCGGACGGCGCACGGCGGCCCGACCGGAATCCGGCCGGGCCTTGTGAGGGCGGGCAGGGGCCACCTCGTCGCCCGGATCGGGGATGATCTCGAGGTCACCCATCGGGAAGTCGACGGCCTGCTCGAACGTGACCGTCTCGCCAGCCTCGAGGCGGGCCGCCCAGATGAGCATCCCCAGGAACCACGGGAAGTCATCGGAGGACTCGACCTCTTCGTCGGGCAGGGCCGACACCCGGTCGGCCAGTGCGCGGAGCTCGCCCCAGCGCATCGGGCGCCCGAGCTTGACCGTCTCAGCCTCGAGCCGGATGAGGTTGCGCAGGCTGATCCGGTCCAGCGCGGCCGGGGTATAGGTGGCATCGCCGATCTTGTAGTGCACGGGTCAGTCTCCGATCTCGTCAAGCAGGGTTTCGACCTCGCGCATGAGGGCGTCGCGCACCTTGGGGGCGCCCGCCTCCAGCGCCTTCGCGGCGCTGCCAGATGGCACAGACTGGCCCACCCACGGCTTGTGGCCGAACGTGGGGTGCCGCAGCATCCCCGCGTCCATCGCCTCGAGGTCGTGGCCTGCGGAGCGCACCCTGATCTCCACCCGCGGGTGCCTGCTGGCGCTCGTCGAGGAGACGGACACCTTGGAGCGGCCGATCATGGCCGACAGCCCGCCACGGCGCGGCATGGACTCAGCGAGCGTGTCGCGGACCTCCGAGCCCAGCGGCTTGGCGACCTCGCGCAGACGGCGCCGGATGCCGTTGTTCAGCTTCCGGTCGCCCTCGTCGAGCTTGGCCGCCAGGCGCAGGAAGTCCTCAGAGCCCCGCACCATGCGAAACGGTGCGCCGGCCATGACCTAGAGCGCCGTGTCGGCGGTGCGGGTGACCACCCACATGGGCTGTGTGGCAGTGAGGTTGTCCAGCGCCGTGAACTCGAGGTCCACGGTCACCTCGTCGCCACCGTTCGTGGTGGGCAGTTTGCCGTCCAGCTTGATCTCGGAGAGCACCACCTGCAACGTCTCGTTGCCGACACCGAGCACGCCCGCGGAGAACGTCAGGACGAGCGACATTGCCGTCTCGTTGAGCACCGCGTCACGGAACGTCGCGGAGTCGTATTCGACGGTCAGCGTGCCGGTGATGTCGCGGCGCCCGGTCGCCGGCTTGGCCTTCTTGCCCGCGGCGCCGTAGTTGTAGCGGGACGTCCCGAGGTTGTGGGCCACCTTGATGTTCCCCGAGCGGACGTTTCCCAGCGAGGTCACGGACGACGCCAGGGTCGTCGTCGTCGGGGCCGTCACGGTGCCGGTGCTCAGCGACCCGTTGGCGAAGTGGAACAGGTTGGCGGCGCTGGAGTACGACGGGGTTGCGTAGGCGGTCGCCGTCGTCACGTCGCGGGCGTCCACCGTGGCCTTCAGCTTGGCGATCTCGCCGTTGCCGAACTCCAGCTCGAACGAGTCAACCATGCCGCCCGTGAACGTGTACGGGTCGACCGTGCCGTCGTACCGGGGAATGCCCTTCTGCCACGTCGCGGACGGCATCGTGTCGGCGAGCGTGAACACCTGCTGATACGTGGAGGCGCTGACGAGCGTGGACGTGCCCGTGCCCATGCACTGTTCCCACACGAGCCCCATGCCCTTGGACAGGCACTCCATCTCGAAGTCACCGCCCGCGTCGGAGGTGGTGACCACGCGCCGGCCGGAACGGTTGACGCGCGACCCGACGCGCAGGCCCTCGCCCTGGACGACGTTCTTCGCGTAGTCGAACGTCTCCGAGGTGAACTCGAGGAACCGGGCGGGGGTGACTGAGGTGCCGTAGGTGCTCTCCTTGGAGAGGCCCAGCGAGCAGTCCTGGAACGTGGTCACTTCGTCTTCTCCTTGGTGGCGGGCGCCTTGGCGTAGTTGCTGGGCTGGTCGAGCAGGGCGGCGCCCGCGTCGTCAGGAACCTCGAAGACCTCGCCCGGCTCCAGCACGCGGCCGATCAGGGGGAGGTCGAGGTGCCCTAGCGGGCTAATGTTCTTGAGTCGCATGGGGGTCTCCTCAGACGCGGGCGGTGGAAGTGACGACGGCCTCGATTTCGGCCGTCCTGCCGGTGACGCGGGACGGGTCGCCGGGCACGGTCACGGCCGACTCGACGAGCTCGTGACTGGTGACGCGCGCCTCTCGGCACGCGCCGCCCAGTGCCTCGTTCGGCGCGGTGCGCAGGTACTCGGTGAGGTCGTCGCACATGGCGTAGGCGCGCTCCGTGGCGTCCTGCTGCTGCGACTGGTCGCCCGGTCGGTACACGCTGAACACGACGACGGTTTCGACCGTCTCCTCGCGCTGCCGAGCCGGGGACATGGCGCCGCGGGTGTTCACGGTGCGCTGACCCATTACGGCCACGATCTCGTCAGGCTGGTACGTGCCAGGGCGCCCGTAGGACACGAGAGCCGGCGCTGGGAACAGGACCTCACACGCAGCGACCAGTGCCGCCTTCACGGCGGGCGCGGACGTGCTCACGCGAACCCCGGCATAGCGCCCGAAGACGGCTCGAGGTAGGAGTAGGCGTCGCGGGGGATGGCGTGCCCTGAGGGGGTGGTCACGGTCGCCCCGTCGCCGGTCGTGCCGAACTCGGGTCGCCCGCCCTGCTGGTCACGCTGGAAGGTCGCGGCCAGGATGAGCCGCGCCGCGAGCTTGATGTTCGCCGGCACGTCCTCGGTGGTGTCGCACAGACCTGCGACGTAGGTCACGACGACGGACCCGACGCCATCGGCGAACGTGGTGCGCCCGGTGGACGAGCCCCGGTAGACGACGCCCGCGGGCAGGCTCACCACGTAGTCGCTGTCAGCCGTGAGGGTGGTGCCGTTCTCGACCACGGACGTGACCGAGTAGGCGGCGGTGGGGAGCAGGACCGAACTGTGCCCACCGTCCGCGGTGACGGTCACGGAGCGGCGCACAACGGGGCCGGCGATGTCCTCGACCACGGCGGTGACGGCGGGCACGTAGGCGCCCACCAGCGCGTCATCACGGGTCGTGTCACCCGTGGCGAACCGCAGCGCGTCGCGCGCCTCGTCGAGGGTCAGGACGTCGGTGTCAGCCATTGGTCAGGCCTTGGGCTTGCGGGCTGCGCGCTTCTCGGCACGCGGCGCGGTGGCCGTCTCCGGCTGCGACTGCTCGGCCACGGGCTCGGCCAGTCCGGCCGCGCACAGGTCGGCGCCCTCGTTGTCGGGCAGCGTCACCTCGCCACCGGGCGCGGGCCAGCGCACGCCGTTACGGGTGCCGGTGAGCTGGATCTTCATGCGAACCTTCACGGCTGCTCCTTCTGGTCTGTGTCGCCACCCGAACGGGAGCGGCCGGACCCCTTGTGGGGGCCGGCCGCAACCGATCAGGAGGCGCCGTGGACGAACGACTTGATGGCGTTGGCGTCCACCGAGACGGTGCCGTGCCGGGTCAGCGCCCGGAACGTCGCCATGTCGGCGTCGAACGCGAACTCGTCGCTGCGCTCGAACCGGAAGCCACCCGCGATGCGGACGACCAGCGAGGACCAGTCACCGAACAGGATCGACTTGGCCGACGCAGCCGGGTCGGCCACGTTCGTGTCGGTCACAACAGGCTTGCCCAGCACGAGGTCAGGCTGCCCGACGATCACGGACGGCTGCCAAGCGTAGACGCCATCGGCCGACTTCAGCTTGCGCACCTTGGACGCACCCACGTCGGACATGAGCCACCCGCAGGAGGCGCTGTTCCGGTACGGGGCGATGACCGAGTAGTACAGGTCGATGAGGAAGTCGAAACCCTCACCCTCGGTCGACTGCGTGCCGTAGGAGGTGACGGCGCCGATGCCGTTGCCTGCGGTCACGCCAGCAGAAGCCGCGGCGATCGCAGCCGTGACAGCGGCAGCACCCACGGCGTTGCCGAGCGCGCGGCCGGCGCTGCGGGCCAGATATCCCTCGAGGTCGACGCCGGAGTCCGTCAGCAGCTCGTTGGAGAACTGCGTCAGGTAACCCTCCTTGGTCACGGTCGAGTTGACCGAGCCCAGCGTCGGGTCGGACGCACCGATGGCGACACCCTCGGTGACGGCCCCAGCGACCGAGTGCGCGGTGGCGCGGGGGAGCTTGATCGTCTCGCCCGAGTTGGTGCGCAGGATCTGCGGGTTGAGCTGCAGGACCGAGGACGTCTCGATCATGTACTCCCAGAGCTGCCCGTAGAAGCCGGTCGGGACGACGCCCGCGGCGTTCGAGGTGGTCTGGTCGGCGCGGAGCTCGACGGGGATGTCGAACGCGCGCTGGCCGTTGCCCTTGAGGAAGGACCGCAGGGCCTCGGTGCGCTCGTCCTTGCCGGCCGCGGGTGCGCCGGGGGTGAGGTTCAGGCGCTCGAAGGTCTCCGCGATCTGGCGGTCCTCCTGCAGTGACTCCTCCAGCTTGCGGACGGACTCACCGAGGCCGGTGACGTCGGCGTCCATCTTGTCGAACGTGGACTGCTCCTCGGCGGTGAGATCGCGCTTCGCCTCGATCGCGGCATCCAGCAGGGCCTTCTGCTGCTCGCGGACGTTGGCGCGCTTCTCACGCAGGAACTTGGCGAACTCTGCACTCATGGCAGGATCTCCGTTTCTCCCATGTGGGATTGCCCCTGAGGCCAGCGGCCTAGGGGTGGGGGGTGGTTGAGTGATCGACCCGAGCGGTTTCGCCCTCGGATCAGTCGGCTTACTCGATCTCCAGTGCGCGCCGCATCGCAAGGAGCCGGCCCGGCGCGTGGTTTTCGACCTGCGCGTCCGTGTCGGAGTTTCGGGCGCCCAGGTCGATGACCGCGGGCGGGGGGGTGATGAGCTCGGCCAGGCGGTTCTCGCGGGCCATCTGCTCGACCTCGGAGACGTCCATGCCGCGCATGTCAGCCAGGGATCGCAGGCCTGTGGACGTGTCGAAGTAGGCGGGGTCGTCCACCGGCGCCACATCCACGAGGGACATGCCCGTGACCGTTCGCAGTGGGAAGCCGTCAGGCGTCTGCGACCAGTCCGACTCATGCGTGTAGGCGGCGAACGAGGACCGGGCTACGTCGCCGCGCTCGACTAGCATCCGCACCCGCTGCGAGTCGGCGTCCTCGAGCAGGTCCACCTCGTAGTCCAGGCCGGTGCCGTCGATGGCGAGGCGCAGGGAGCCGCCGAGCACGGAGCCCAGCAGCACCTCGTGGTTGTACCGGGCCATGACGTTGGGCCAACCGTCGCCGGCCGACTTGTTCAGCGACTCGGGGTGGATCTGCTCGACCCACCCGCCGAGGTTGCGTGAAAGCTTGTTGAACTTCAGCGCGTACCCGCCGATGCGCGCGCCACCGTCCGCGGCCCGCAGGCTCACAGGCTCGCGCAGCAGGCGCCGCTCGATCTCCTTGGTCATCGGGACTCCTTGGGTTGCGCCGCGGGGGTTGACTTCAGCAGTGGGGTGTAGTCCTGACCCATGCCATCGGGCAGGGGTGGCAGGTCTTCAAGGGTGCGCAGCTCGTCGGTGTTGTTCAGGCCGATCTCGCGCGCGATCTTGTGAACGTCGTAGCGCGTGCGGGTGTCGACGCGGATCATCGCGTCCACGTTGAACTTCACGAACCGGGGCCGGTAGATCCACGCGGAGAACTCCTGCTCCAGCTTCGCCATCCACGGGCGCAGCGTCAGGGCGGCGAGTCGGTGCTGGTTCATCTCCACGGTGGAATAGGTCAGTGACGATCCGGTCTCGCCGCCGATCTCCTCGGGCGGGATGCCGTAGATCGTGGCAACCTGAGTCGCGTTGAGCTTCGCCGACGACACGAACCCGGCATCGTCCGCGGGCAGGGACATGAAGTTGATGTCCCAATCGGAGCCGTGAACAAACGGCTGCCCCGTGCGCATCCGAGCCCGCAGGCGGTCAGAGACGGTCTCAGCCTCAGCCGCAGACAGCACCTTGGACGTGTTCTGCGCAGTCACGCCAGGGATGCCGCGACCGGCGAACCAGTCGCGCATCATCTTCTGAGTAGCCGCGCCCGTGTCCGCCAGCATCGAGCAGGCGCCGATCGGAGACAGCCCCTTGACCGTGCCCGGCATCGCATACGCCGGGATGTGCTTCATGTCGACGTCAGGCACGACAGTGCCGTTGTAGCGGAAGACTGGCTTCGTGCCCGTCTCGTCAATGTCCACCCGCTCAGGGTTGAGCCACTGGACTCGCTTCGGGGTGCCGTCGTCGGAGCGAGCCACGACCAGCCCGTAGGCGTTGCCCCGCAGTAGCAGCGACATCAGCGCCTGCTGCACCCACTCGATGCGCGTCTCCGTGTCGAACACGGCAGGCAGCGCGATCGGGGTGCGAACGTCGCCCGTCTTCCGGTACGCCTGCAGCGGCAGGGTGGCGATCGAGTCCGAGATCAGGCGGCACGCCGCGAACACGGGAACCACGGACAGCGCCGAAGACATCGAGGAGCCCAGCACGGCGTCATCGCCACGGCCCCAGCCCTCGACGGACGTCACCGCCCGCTGCTCAGCCGCACGGAAGAACAGGCTCACGAGTTGGCCCTCCACGACGCAGCGAGACAGCCGGCGCCGGCCACGAGTAGCGCCAGGGGCGCCCACACGAAGAACGCGAACGCGACGAGCAGGGCGACGCCGAGCAGGTCAAGCGCCGTGGTCAGAGTCTTACGGTTCACGCGGCGCCTCCTTTCGGGTCA